TGTTTGGGTAACTAAAAACGTAGGATTATACACTAATGATGCTAGTGCTATTAATAGTCTAGATCCAACAGGTGGTCAAGCTATCCCAGCAAATACAGTATATGCCCAATATGGATTTAATGGGCAAACCAATTACGGTCCTGTATATTTCTGGGAACGTGTTGCAACTGGTCCAACAGTAGTCACAGGTACTGAGACTGACCCAACGTTTACATCTGGTGGTAATTTATATGTACACGTTACTAATCCAAATAGTAGCGGATGGTCAGATGCGTATACAGTTACATTAGCGGCTGCTGCAACATCCACTGATTTTCTAGTTGCATGGCAAGCAGCAGGTATTCCTAATACATCTGTTACGGTAACAACTGATAATGCTCTTCAGATATCACATGCATCAGGTGGGTCAATTCGTATAAGCGATATCAATCCTACAACAGGTTTATCAAATGGTATATTAGGTCAAGCAGGCTTTGTAGCAGAAGTGACTACTGGTTGTAAGACTGGTTATTTCGTGATCAGTCAGTTTAATGCAGTTGCGGTAACTAGCACTAGTGGTAGTGGTTTAAACTGTACGTTAACTGTTGCAACCGGTGATAGTACATCTGGTGGGGCACCACAGTACATCGTTAAGACTATCACTAATGGTGGTACTGGTTATGCAATAGGTGACACAATTACTATTTCTCACTCAAGTTTAGGTGGTGGGACATCTCCAGAAAATGATTTGGTATATGTCGTAACTAGCGTTACCGCCGGAGCTGTAACTACGTTAACTAGAAGCATGGATTGCGGTGTTCCTTATTCAAAATTTGATGTTGAGTTAAGCAATTTCGTATCATATACATATGTACCAAATGAAGGTGCACCTACTCTAGTACCAGACGACTACACTAATTGGTTCTATGCTGTAACTGATCAAGTTGACATCATGGTGAATACAAGCAGTGGTTGGAGCGGTTATAGAAATGTAAGTTATGATAACAATGGTTTCCCGTTACCAACTGGAACTGGAACAAATCAAACAGATCCAAACGGTCCAATCATTAGTGCAAGTGAACCAACTACACAATCTGATGGTACAGATTTAGTATACGGTGATCTTTGGATTAATACTAGTGACTTAGAAAATTATCCATTGATTAATCGTTGGCAGAGAATTACAGCAAACCCGATACAAAACGGTTGGGTATTAATTGATAATACAGATCAAGTATCAAGTAATGGTGTATTGTTTGCTGACGCACGTTGGTCATCAGATCAGTCTGCTATTAACCCTGCTAATGATCCAATTCCAACAATCAAGTCATTATTGCTAAGTGATAACTTAGACTTAGATGCACCAGAAAGTTCAAATTATCCAGTAGGTATGTTGTTGTGGAACACTCGTAGAAGTGGTAATAACATCAAGCAGTGGAGAAATAACTACTTCACATCAACAAACTTCCCAGATCAAACTATACCAGACATTACAAGTACTTGGGTAAGTGCATCAGGACACAATCTTTCAGGTGTTGCATATATGGGTCGTTTAGCACAACGTAATATGGTTGTAGAATCATTGAAGAGTGTGATCGATACCAACACAGACATTCGTGATGAAGATAACTTCTTCAACTTGATTTGTACTCCTAACTATTGCGAAGTTCAACAGAACATGGTTCTATTGAATATTGCTCGCGGTGAAACAGCTTATATCTTAGGTGACACTCCAATGCGTCTATTGCCTCAGGCAACAGATATCGTAGCTTGGTCAAATTCACAAGCAGCAGATGGTGGCCCATTCCGTGATACTTACTTAGGCTTGTTCTATCCAAGTGGATTATCAAATGATCTAAGTGGTAACGTAGTTGCAGTTCCTCCAAGTCACATGATGTTGTTTACATTCTTGCGTAATGACCAATTGGCTTATCCTTGGTTTGCAGCAGCAGGTACACGTCGCGGTATAATTGAAAATGCAACAGGTATCGGTTACATTGATCCTACTACAGGTGAGTTTGTAACAACTAAGACAAACTTAGGACTACGTGATGTATTGTACACTAACTTCATCAACCCGCTAGTATTCTTTACTGGTAATGGTCTATTGAACTATGGTAACAAGACATCATACAACAGTCAAAGCGCACTTGATCGCACAAACGTGGCACGACTAATTGCTTACATCCGTCGTCAATTGACGATTGCTGCAAGACCATTCGTGTTTGAACCAAATGATGCAATAACTCGTCAGCAAATATCAGGAGTCGTTGAATCATTAATGGTCGATCTAGTAGCTAAGAGAGGTATTTATGACTACTTAGTAGTCTGTGATGAATCAAACAATACTCCAGCGAGAATAGATCGTAATGAGTTGTGGGTTGACGTAGCAATTGAACCAGTCAAAGCTGCTGAATTTATCTACATTCCAGTACGTATATTGAACACTGGTGCATTGTCAAGCGGTTGATAGAAAGAATGAGTGCCCTAAAAAAGGGCACTCATATTGAATAAATAAAGTAATAAAGTATAACGGAGAATTACAATGGCAACAGCCTCACAATCATTGTTTAACATGACAGTCGCATCTGATAATGCCGGTGGCAATCAGGGTCTGTTAATGCCAAAACTACAGTATCGTTTCAGAGTTAATTTCTTAAATTTTGGACTTAGCCCGAGCAATGGTATACAACTAACAAAACAAGTTATAGACTGTTCACGTCCTAGTGTGTCATTTGCTGACATAGCGTTGCAGGTCTATAACTCAACTATAAAACTTGCAGGTAAACATACATGGGCAGATATGAGTGTTAATATCCGCGATGATGCTTCAGGTCGAGTATCTAGAGCTGTTGGTCAGCAACTACAAAAGCAACTAAATTTTGTAGAACAGGCTTCAGCAGCAACTGGACAAGATTATAAGTTTCAAACTAATATTGACATATTAGATGGTGGTAACGGTAATGCTGTTCCAGAAGTGCTTGAAACTTGGGAATTATATGGTTGCTACCTAAAGTCAGCAAACTACAATACTTTGAATTACGCTACCTCAGAAGCAGTATCAATTGCTTTAAGTATAGCATTTGATAACGCTGTTCAGTCACCATTAAGTTCTGGTGTTGGGTCACCGTTCAGAAGAAGTCACGCAGGTCAAAGTGCTACTGGTATCGGCGGTACCAGATAATATTAATTTATTAATATTATTAGTACTGATGGAGAAACTCGGTTAAATCCGAGTTTTTCCTATTCTTAAACACCATTTTTTACAAAGATAAATACATCATGAGCTTTGGAAATGAATACTTACGAGATTATACTCACGCTTCTAAAACCTTTAGAAGTAAAAACTATTCCTTTGCGCCTAAGTATAAATTCTTATTCCATACATACTTTAATATAAACACTAATGCTTGGCGACCAAAAGAAGGACAAAATTTTGGTATCTTAGTAAAAGACATTAAATTACCTTCTTATACTTTGGCTACATTCCAATTAAATCAATATAACAGAAAGCGTATAATACAAACCAAAATTAAATATGATCCTATTAGTATAACCTTTCATGACGATAACAGTAATTCTATAAACAAATTATGGTATGCATATTATACCTATTATTATAACGATGCCAATAAACCTAATGTATTATTCACTAGTAAAAATAGCAACCCTGTTCCAAATAATGGAATAAACAATTCTCAGCAAGTAACAGCAGCAGATTATAATGTTAATAATATTTACAATGATAGTATAACAGGTAACACAGATTGGGGTTATTATGGCGAATCTGCTAAACCAAATTCAAATGGACAAAAAATACCTTTCTTTCAAAATATAACTGTATTTGGTTTTAATCAGCATAACTTTACAGCTTATACACTAATTAATCCTATCATTACTACTTTTGGTCATGACACATATAACTATGAAGAGGGTGGCGGTGTTATGAAAAATACAATGACCATTGATTATGAAACTGTAGTATACAATGAAGGTGCACTTGATGGAAGAACGCCCGGCAACATCGTTACTGGATTTGGTGATGATGCAAATTATGACAGAAGAACAAGTCCAAACATGCTACCAGGTGCAAATGGGGATATAATTGGTCCAACTGGTGATCTAGTAGATGGTCAAGGTGGTACAATTGATAGTGTAGCAACATATGTTCCTGTTGATAATAGTAGAATGTATGATTCTTTCAAGTCAATACAAAACTTTGTAAGTAATCAACAAGTAGCACTACAGAATATGGCACAACAAGCATTGCAAGGATATGGTAGTCCTATTTCACGTAATAGAAATATATTATTTGATATACCTAACAAATCTGTCACGCCTTATACTATAGGTGTTGCAGGTGCCCCTACTATTGTTCCACCTGCAACATATAATGTAACTACTATACCAAACAAAGAACCTACGCAAAATGCAGGAGTTCAAGTTACATCATCAACACAGGTTA